AATGCAATATAAATCTCGAGAACGTCCATTCATCGGGACCCGAGTAGTGTACCTGTCCTGATGTGACATCGAAATCCGCTGCTTTGACGGTCCCGAAAAAGGCGGCTACTTCTTCATCGGCGACCGAGGTGCGATCTGGGCTACCTGCCCTTCCCGGGGCCTTGGACAACGTAATTCGGCCACGCCACGGCAATTTGGCTTGCGACGTGGCATCAGTATAAGGATCGGGTAATGCGTTGTTATCAAGCTGATCCATAAGAATAAATGGGTAGAACATTACCGCCTTGCCAGCGGCGGACATCGCTTGGATGGCCTCGATCACCGAGGCATCGGTAGGTGTGCCGCCATAAACCGGGCGGTCCTCCTCACGGGCGATAACCTCCGCCTCGGGTCGTGTCAGATCGGATACTTGCCAAGGCATGTTTTCCGCCTCTATCGCAGAACTCTCGACCTTGGGGCGTACATCGCACTGGCCACAGCGCAAGTCATTGCCAAACCACGAAACCACCAACGATGCCGCCTTGAGCTTGGGAAACTCATCAACCAGATTGTCCACTGATGCCGCAAAGTCAGTTTTCCCCGCAGGGGTCGTTACATTTGCGCTCCAGCGGGCACCGTTATGATCGGCGTAATGAACCGGCGTTGTCGCCAACGCGTATTCGCCGGTTCCTGGAATCAGGGCGACCCCATTAACCGCCTGAGTAACACTTTCCACGGTATCTGCTGCATCGGTGGCCTCTGGGCGCGTCACCTCGAAAGAAAACTGCGGGACCCGATTGCCAAACTGTCCCAACGCAAGGTTTTCCATAACCACATAGGCGGTCCCCCTGTAAGCAGGTACATTGTCGGCCCCTTCAATGGCCGAGATGGTCGGATCGGGCAACTGATCGCGCGTACCGTAATAAACGCTCATGTTCAGGTCACGTTCTGCCACCAATGCGCCATCGGCCCAGATGCGGCTGATACCTGTAATTTCCCCTTCGCACAGCGCAATTGCCACGCTTAAAGAATACGAGTACTTGGTCGTTCGCGGCGTAGCTGGTGCCCCCTTGCCTCCGCCACCCGATACCGTCGTGGTCTGCGCAAAGTCCGACGCCCAAATCACCTGGCCCCCGACACGCATACGACCATAAAGCTGAGGAATCGGGGAGCCTTCTCCGGCTTGGGTCAGACGAAAACGATCAACCTTGCCGGTTTCCACCGCTTCTGCGCCTTGTCCCAGCAATCGCTGATCCATCACGCGGCCAAGGGTGGCACCAAATGCGCGCCCTACCGCGACCGAAGATAACCCTGCGACGGTGCCACCCAAGGACCCGCCGACCGCAGCACCCGCTGTAGATAATAGTATCGTCGCCATCAGATCGCCTCTCTCGGGAATTCGAAACGCGCGACAAGCCTGCGTCGCCAAGAGACACCCAGCGGGCTCTCCACTACTCCGTGACCACTATACGCGTGGATAAATCCCGCAGCTGATCCGACCCGTGAAGCCACACCGAGATGCTTTGCCACAGAACCGCTGCGCATACGAAACAGCAGCACGTCACCTACATCTTCAACATTGAAACCCTTGGGGCGCAGATGCCGGCTTGCCGCCTGCCACAATCTCTCCTCTCCCTGTGGTTCAGACCAGTCCTTTGAATAGGCAGGGATCATTTCCGGCTCAGCTCCCACTACCTCGCGCCAGATCCCGCGCAGCAAGCCCAGGCAATCACATCCCGCACCTTTGGTCGCGCTCTGGTGGACGTAGGGCGTACCAATCCAGCTTCTTGCCGATCTCACAATCAGATCTTGACGGAGCGTCATCGCATGGATCCTCCTGTGTTAGTACCCGAAGGCTGAGGCGTCGCCATCATCCAATCGTCACTCGGGATGTCTGGAAACCCCTGAAAGTTCAGCAGGTTATTGAATTTCAGTCGGCATGTGGTCATTCGTTTGTCACAGCCCGCACTGAGCCGAACACCGACGCCTTGTTCGATTGCGCCGCGGATTGGCTCCCACAGTTCTATCTCGCGTTGCCCGTCAATAACGCGGTCATGCTTGATCATTCCCCACAACCCCTTGGCTGGCCCGTCAGTCACATCGACCCTGCCACGCGTGAACCAACCAACTTCAAAACCCGGCAAGTCATCCCACCGGAATACGCGGCCGTCTTCATGTGATTGAACCGTGGCAAACTGAATATATCCCGAAGTCGCGACGTCAAACCCGCAGGCTCCATCACCCAACACAGCAGTGCATGGCTTTTGAAATATTCGACCCATTGGCCGGTTCAGTGCTTCGGTCAGCCCGCGCAATTCGGCACGAAACACGCCGCCTGCGCGTTGAATTTCTCCGATCGTCCCACGAAAGATTAAAGTTCGTTGGGCGACATCGGTCCAGTTCACCCGCCAACAGGAAACGTCGGCCCCGTCAAACCGCCCTTGTTCGATCTCATCTTCGCGTATGGCAAAGTGGCTTAGCGCTCCCATGGCCTCTGTATTGTTTACCGACAACCCGGTGGAGTGCGACAAGGCACGCACGTTTAAACCCCGATCTGGCCGAAACTCCAGCCCACCAAAGCTAAGCGGGGCATCATGATCGGTAAATGTTAGTTCAGCCCCATCGCGTCGTCGGATTGCCCATGCGTGGCAAAGGGTCGTCAGGCCGGTCTTTAGGTGTGCGGCCAGACCATCATCCATATTTCCAATCATATCCGCACCTCGATCACCGGAACATTCGGCACTTGCCCCGCCTGAAAACTCGCCACACTGACCAATATGCGGTCGGTGTCGAAACGCACCGGCACGTCAAACTCGTACCCCGCCGAGACTGGCATATCCGGGTCGGGAGCATGGGCAAAACGGATCATTCCGGTAGACGTATCAACCTCATAATCCACGCCTTCTTGCAGTTCATCTTGCGCAATTCCGACGCGCACCGTTCCCTCGACCGGTTTGGTGACCGGTCGCGCATAGCTGTGTCCACCGGAACGATAGGTCTTTACCAACTGATAGTCGTTTCGCAGCCCGTCGCCCACGCCCAACATCTGGTCCTCAAACGCGACACCCTCCGACGACCTACAGGACTTGAAGTCCGCCCAGTCCTTCCAGCGAAACCCATACATCTGCCCATACCGCGCTTCGAAAAACGCAGTAAGAGCCTGGACATCGTCGATAGATCTCATCCCCAAGCCGGCATCGTATACCCGACGAGAATGCGCCCAAGGCGTGTTGCGTTCTTCAAACCCATTGGCAAGGGTCACCACGTCGGTGCGGCGTTGCGGTCCTCCGAGTGCGCCGAAACTAAGGCTTGGCGGAAATCTAACATCATGAAAATTCACCGGCACATTCCTTTTATCGGTTGCGATTGCCGTTGGAGAGCGCGCGGCTCATCTGCGCTGCGATCTGGCTTTGACTCCGCTGAAATCCCTGCACATCCGGTGTCGAGATATTCATGACGACCGTTGTCGCGCCACCGCCACCGCTTCTCACACCCAATTTGCCGTCCGGGCCACGGGCCAATGGCATGATGGCTTCTGGACCGGCTTCCCCCATTAACCCCATGCCCCCGCGCATCCCAAAGCCTGTCGCTGTGCTGACAATCCCGCCCTGAGCGAACGGCATTACCTTTCCCTGAGAAAACGCTGCTCCGTTGGCAAAAGGCAAAATGCCCTGCACCAAAGCCCCCACCCCTTGGCTGACCAGTCCGCCAAACTGATCACTCACGGGTTTTATCGCCGCGTTGAACGTCGTGTTGGCCAAGGATCTAGCGACAGTTGTCAGTGCGTCGGACAGGTTCTTCCCATCGAAAGCAACCCCTTCAAAAGCCCTTCGCAAGCCGCGGCTCAGGCCTTTTTCAAGGGTATTGATGTCTTTTCCAGTAGCCGCCAATGCCGAACGCATACGGCCTAGTTCCCGGTCAAACCCCTCGACCAGCAAACTTGTATCTTCCAGCGTTGCATTAAGCTTTTCGGCACCGCTTCCTAACGTTTCGAAGGATTCTTCATCCTGCATCGCAATTTCCTCTCTTCTCATCGGGATAGGCTGCCATCAGTTGCGCCAGACCATCATTCAACAACGGTACTTGTGCATGGCTTGGCCCTATCATCAGTTGCAGTTCCGCTGGGGTCAGTCGCCAGAATGCGTCTGGCGTCATCCCCAAGCCGTTTAACCCCGCGCGCATCAGCTCCGGCCAATTGATCCCCTTGCCGGATGTCATGAAGGAACCG